GTGCTTCGCCCTGTTTGTCGCCCTTCTTTGGTGGCGGCCTCACGGCTGTTATTGGCCCATGTTGCTCCACTACACCAGCAAAGTCCAGCACTAGGCAGTCAGTTTTATTTGGTGATGGTCGCATTCCGCGAACCGCACATTGCAAATAAAGCCCAGGCGATGCAGTGGCCCGTAAAAATGCAATGCAATCTAACGCAGGAAAATCATAGCCAGTTGTCAAAATTCCTACGTTGCACAACGCACGTAATTTGCCTGATTCAAATTCAGACAATTTACGCTCACGTTCCGCTTTATTATGCGTGGCATCCAATGATTCAGCGGCAATGCCAGCAACGCGCAAACATTCAGCCATTGCTTCAGAGTGAGCAACACCAGAACAAAAAATTAACCAATGTTTTCGGTTGTTCGCCTTTTCAATTATTTCTTGCACTACTGCGCTATTGTGGTCGCTAGTGTTAAATTTGGCCTCCATTTCTGCCGCGATGTATTCGCCGCCTCTCTTATGTAAGCCTTCAGTTTCTAATTGATGTTGCGTAATTTTTGATCGCAGCGGTACAAGGTGCGTTTTGAAAACCAGTTCCTCAATGCTTACCGGCTCCAAAATTTCTGTAAATATTGCGTCTTTACCCTCGGTAATCATGCCTTGCCCAAGCCTGTACGGGCTGGCGCTTAAACCGACAATTCTCATGGACGGGTTTATCGCCAACAAGTCAGAAATCAACTTGCGGTAAATGCCACTCTCAATTGTTGAAACAGCATGAACTTCATCAATGATGCACAAATCTATGTGTCCCAACTGCTTTGCACGTTTAGCGACTGATCCAATGCCAGCATATGTAATTGGCTCTCCAAGGTCACGCCTTCCAACACTGGCGCTGTAAACACCAAGCGGTGCATTCGGCCACAGCTTACGTAGCTTGTCAGCATTTTGCAAAATCAATTCTTTGGAATGCACTAGCATCAAAATTTTTGTTTCCGGCCAGTTTTGCAAAGCATCTTTAGCTAACGATGCAATGACCACAGATTTTCCAGAACCTCCAGGCATATTTAGCACCGGATGGCCGGTTGAATTTTTTTCAAACCATGCGTAAAGCATTTCCAGTGCGCGAGTTTGATATTCGCGCAATTTCATGATTGCACCGATACAAAAACAAACCCTTTGGTTTGATGCGCTTTTCCATTTACAACGGCGCTAATGTGTGAACTTTTTAAATTCAATTGACGCGCTGCTTCTCTTTGTGATTCATAAATTGTGTTATTGGTTAAACACATAACTTGTTTTGATTTTGATTGAGCCATTTTTTTTACAGCCTCTGCTGATTTTGGTTTTCCTTTATGAGCATCTGATATTTTTTTCTTGGTTTCTTCCGTTGTAATTCTTCCAATTCCTGCCGCAGATATTTTTTGTTTGTGTTCTTTGCTATGTTTTCTTCCACGTATTGCATCAGCTTGTTTTTGTCTTGTTTCCTTTGATCTTTGACTGGCTGCAATTTTCATTTGCTCTAAAGTTTGCTCGCTAAATTTGCGTCCAATCATTTTTTCTTTCATATGCAATTTTTGAGCTTCAGTTTTTTTAGTTCCAGAAGTTCCATCTCCACCATCGGTGTAATTGCACAAGTTATTTCTTCCGTAAAAAGAAATACGTTCTTTTTCAATTTCAAATGCTTGAACCTCGGTCAATTCATCACGCCAAATATGCACCTCATACCCATGCTTTTTAGCCAAAAAATGCCAATGTCTATTTCTTCCGTTTTTCCACCAAGCGCGTCTGCCTCGACCTTTGCCAACGTAAAAAACTTTGCCGGTGTCATTGCGTGTGTGAAGGTAAACGTAATATGTTTTCATGTTTTGATTATACGTTATTTCAAAGCTGGTCTATGGTGCGTTGTTGGTAGTCCCTCAGCATATCCGGCCATCCCATTCCTTCCGCAGCGCCATGACCTGCGGGTCAGCAGCCACGCAAGCCGCAGTGTTAGCCAACAGTTCCTTGGAGCCATACACCCCCTCGCCCGGTTCACCATTGGCAATGCCCTGCCCGTCGATCTCATAGACTGCAACCCAGTCTGATGGCCCTTCCAAACGCTTCCAGGGCACCAGATCAGGATGGATAACGTGGCTCTCGCAGCCTGTAAGCTGGGCGTCAGTTGGCACAATAGCATCCCATTTGGCGCAGTGCCATGTCGAATCTGACAACGGCGTGATGTGGGCGCACGTTCGGCAGTTGACCTGCTTGGTGGTCTTTGAACCGTGGCAGAAGTCATGGCCGGCGCACATCTTGCATTCAAACCATGTCGGGTCGGTGCTTATCGGTGGTGGCAGCCGGTCAGTTAATGCAAGGCGTTGACCCTTTGCAACGGCCTTCACCGCATGGTCACGGTCATACTCCAAGCGTTCGGTGTAAATGCGGTCGTCGTCCTTGCAGACGGCAACATACAAAGCGCGTTTCAACTCAGTGCCGTGCATATAAACCTGACACTGGGTGTAATGTGCAGGCTTACTCTTTGCCACGCCATTCTTTTCCAAATCATTGAATGACTTCAGCGAATGGGTCTTAAACTCCAGCACATGCTCAGTCTTAGGCGCACCCGGTACGCCCTTACCGATACCGTCCAGGCTCCCGCTAACGTGACTGCCAAAATTCACCCGGCGTTGAGTGCCTGACACGCTCATGCCAATGGCGCGGAGGTCGCTGATGATAGTGGCCTCTTCGTTGAAGCCACGCCTGAAAAGACGGAGAATCCGTCCTTGGAACTTCTCGACTACTGCCCAACGGAATGACAGCCAAAGCCAGCGTTCACAGTGGTGGCCCAGCGTACTGCAACCCATATGGGCACGGGGCTTCTCAGTCCGGGCTTCATGGGCTGCGTCGATCAGGCTGGTGATGGTAATATCTGGCTCTGGTATTTGCACGGTGTTTTCTCCTGTTAGTTGTTGCTCATGTTGACCCCGCCGTCACAAGCGGGGTCTTTTTTTGCTTACTTCTTAGCCCACGGTGGAGCAGACTTAGCAGCAGGCGCACCAGCAGACGGCCCAATAGGCTTGAACGGGGCTACAGCAGCCGGTGTCACCCCGCCCAAGGCGCGGTAGCCTTTGATCTCATTCCCGGCGTACTCGCCAGTCTTGACCACCAGCTTGATGCCCAAGTTGCCTCCGATTAACTGGTCGGTGTCAGTCACCTTTGCCAAGCCAATGGCTCGCATGATCTCGCCCAACTGCTGGCGTCCGATTTCCTCCGCCTTAGTGCTGGCGTTCTTAATGTTGAGGTTGCCAAAGATGACCCGCCCCTGATGGCTGGGGCCGGTAATGGTGTACTTGCAGGCAATGTACTTGCCGTCGCCTGCCTTCGTGGCCTTGATCTCAGCGCCGGTAATGGTGGAGTTGTACCAGCCCTCAGGCAGTGGCTCAAAGTTGGAAGTGCCTTGCGGCAGAGTGTCGAGGGTAAATTCTTCGTCGAGGAAAGCCATGATTAGTCCTTAGTAATTGTGAAAGTGGGGCGTCCAGGGGTGGACGTGATGGCACCAAGCAATGGCCCGGTCACAGCGTCAGCAGCCGCGCCCCAAGCCTTTGCATTGATTTCTGGTTTCCACCTAAAAAGGCTGGAAAGGTGTTCGCTCAGACCGGCTTCAGCGGCCAAAATCTGGAGTTTGTCAGCGTCGATCTTTTTGTTGATTCTGCCTTCCATCTTGATCTTGTAGCCATCAACTTGATGGTTGACAGTGCCATCCAAGTCTTTAGGGATGGCAAAGGTTTTAACCATCAGGTCTTCCAGTTCCCGGCGCTCGGCTACGGCAGCGGTTTCGAGTTTCTTGGCGTCAAGCCAGCGTTGGTAAAGTGTGTTCATTGGGTGTACTCCAGTGCTTGCAGTTTGCTGATCTTTTCGTTGATTTGGTGGATTGACTTGTGAAACGCTTCTTGCGCCTTTTCTTTTTCCACCTGCAAGGCTGCGATCTTTTGAGCGGTAGGATCGTAGTTTTCAGGTATGTCAAACTCAACATCCTGCTCACAAACAAACGTCATTGATTCAGTGTCAGCAGTGCGAAAACTAAAAGCTGTCCAACTGCCTGTAGTCTCAAATGAATACTTGCTAAAGTACACGTACATCCGGACAATCTTTTTCATGCCACACCCCCGATTTTGTTGATGATCTCGCCCAGGTCAGGCGCTTCCCAGCCACCCAGCTTGCCGCTACGATCCTTGGCAAGCCACAGGCCGTCGCTGTCGCACATCAAGGCGCGTTGGGTATTGCCCTCGGCGTCCTTCTCAACACGCAGCGCCAGCACTTCATCAAAGAAGTAAGGCAATGCCTGCCCGGTCTTATTACCCGGCATTGATGGGCTGTACAGCACCCGGCCCATCTCATCCTGCGTCTTCTCCAGTTTGGCAGTCATCAAGACATGGCGCTCTGGCAGGTCGCGGAATGCTCGGATGATGTCGGCCATCTGTTCCTGCATACTGCCGTATGCCGCCCTCGGGTCTTTGTTGATTTTCTTCTCTGTGTTCAGACAGACTTCAGCAATCTCGCTGATGCTGTCCAGCGCCACTGATTTGTGGTCTGAATCCGCTACCCAAGCGTAAGCCTCACGCAAGTCTTCCATGCTGGTGATCTCCAGATACGGCAGGTCAGCGTCTTGGATAGACAGCAAACCCCCCTCGGCAGACAAAACCACTGGATGCGGTAAAGTCTTAATCAGGCTAGTCTTGCCAGCCCCTGCTTGCCCGTAGACAAGCAGCTTGACACCGTTGG